TCGTTGACGATGAAGGCGACGATCCGCTGGTTGTAATGTCAGCACTCGCAAGCGTGCTGATGCACATGCGTGAGCAGTACCAATATGCAGTAATGGATGCGGATGAGATGATACTTGACGTGATGAAGGCAAGTGGGCGAGTGCAGTAAACGTACAGGATGTTGTACGTTTGTATAAGTGGGCTGATGAGCTGGCTAATGCGCTGGCATGTGTTGAAGGTGCGCTGACGCACAGCAACGCTGCTCACATATAGGTGCGCGCGGGTATCATGATACCCCACATTCAGTCAACATCATGCGAATATATCTAACTATAAGTCCAGTTTGGCTAAGTCATTGAAATCATTGAATCCGTTTATTAACATAATAGGGGTTATAGGTCACTCGTGCCGATCTGGCCCGATTTGGGGTATCTGAATACCCCCCCCCCGACCTCGGCTTTCGGCGGGGGTGTGTGTGTATAATCTCACGCACTAATTCCCAAGAAAACGGCATCAAACGTGAGTAAACCAATGCCCTACCCTCAATGAAAAAATAATGTTACGGTCAGAAAAATTTTTGAAAACTTGGAGCAAACATGGCTGGTCAACCAAAGAAGCGGGCGTTGTTTACGTCTATAGAGGCGATGGCAAAGATAGCTGCGCGTGAGGCGAACGAGAGCATCACTGGGCCTGATTTTATTTTTCAGTGGGTTGCTGATGGCGGGACTGTGGCGACGCTGGCCACTGAGTTGGGTTTGGATCGTTCGTTTGTCAGCCGTAAGTTGAACGCTAATGATGACTTTAAGCGTGCGCTGGCGGAGGGCCGCAAGGTTCGTGCTGACGCGATGGCTGACGAGGCGTTGGAGATTGCGGATAACTTGGTTGGGCCTGACTTGACGACGACGCACGTAGCGGCGGCCAGAGAGCAGATTGGTGTGCGCAAGTGGATGACGGGTGTGTACGATGCGGCGAGGTTCCAGCCGAAGGGTGATGTCGTTAATGTTAATATTGGAGATTTGCACTTGCAGGCTTTGCGTCAGATGCGCAACGTGACGCCGACGATTGTTGAGATTGAGGGTGGTGACGATGACTGAGCAGAACCCGTTAGTAGACTTTGTTTCGACGTATAGGGATGACCCAGTTGCGTTTGTGCGTGAAATTTTGGGTGCCGAGCCGTTTGATTATCAGCAGGCGTTGCTTGTTGATATTGCCAATGGCGAGCGCAAGATTAGTGTTCGCTCTGGGCATGGTACGGGGAAGTCTACGACGTTCTCGTGGGCCATGCTTTGGTTTGCGATGACGCGGTTTCCGTTTAAGGTTGTGGTGACTGCGCCGACCAGTGGCCAGTTGTTTGATGCGTTGTTTGCTGAGTTGAAGCGTTGGATTAATGAGTTGCCGGAGGCGTTGCGTCCGATACTTGATGTGAAGAATGACCGGGTGTCGTTGATTGCTGCGCCGTCGGAGGGTTTTATTTCGGCTCGGACGAGTAGGGCTGAAACGCCAGAGGCGTTGGCTGGTGTTCACTCTGCGAATGTTATGTTGGTTGTGGACGAGGCGTCGGGTGTGCCTGAACAGGTCTTCGAGGCGGCGGCTGGTTCAATGTCTGGTCACAGTGCGGTTACGTTGCTGGCGTCTAACCCTACGCGGTCAAGTGGTACGTTCTTTGAGACGCAGACGCGGCTGTCGGGCAGTTGGAAGTGCCACCATTGGTCGTGTATTAAGTCGCCGTTGGTATCGCGTGATTTCATCGACGAGATGAAGCTGAGATACGGTGAGGAAAGCAATGCTTATCGTATCCGCGTGCTTGGTGAGTTTCCGTTGGCGGATGACGACACGATTGTGCCGTTTCATTTGGTTGATGCTGCGGTGCATCGCGACATTGAGCCTGACGACCACGCGACGGTTATCTGGGGTTTGGACGTTGCCCGGTTTGGCTCGGACAAGACGGCGTTGGCCAAGCGTCAGGGGAATACGATAACTGAGATTAACAGTTGGCAGGGTTTGGATTTGATGCAGACTGTGGGTCGGGTGAAGGCTGAGTATGATGGTCTGCCGATGAGTATACGGCCCAGTGAAATTATGGTTGATGTTATTGGCATGGGTGGCGGCGTTGTGGATCGGTTGCGTGAGCTTGGCCTGCCTGTGCGTGGCATTAACGTGGCGGAATCGCCAAGTATGAAGGATACATATACGAATTTGCGGGCTGAGTTGTGGTTTAAGATGCGTGGTTGGCTGGAGCAGCGCGGTGCTAAGTTGCCACGCAACGAGCAGCTTATTGCGGAATTAACGTCAATCAGGTATAGTTTCGTCAGCAGCGGCAAGATGAAGGCTGAAGGTAAGGATGACATGCGTAAGCGTGGGTTAGCTTCACCTGACTTGGCGGACGCTGTGTGCCTTACGCTGGCGTCTGACGCTGCAACGGCACTCGGCGGTAAGGCGTCAACGTGGGGTAAGCCACTGCGACGTAATTTAAAAGGGGTGGCCTGATGGCTAGCAAGAAGTTTCTTGATTTTCTAGATCGCTTTGACGGCGGTGGCATGGGCAAGTCTGGCGATAAGTTTGAGGGTGGCGGGCTGTTTTCTTTGCTTGGTAACTTGGCGGCAGACCCATATGGCTCTGAAGATAAGGCGCGGATGGCATCGCGCAAGGCGTTTTACGGTGCGCAGGACATCGGCGGGCCAACGATGACGCCAGCGATGACGCCAACGCCTGCTGCGATGAATAACACCCCAGCGGCAGCGGCAAGACCTGCGCCTCCGACTGACGCCGAGCGTTTTGGCATGAACCCTCCAGCACCTTACTCGGCGGCACCTGTTAATGTTGGTGCGCCGCCAAGTTACATGCAGCCCAGTTCGATGCCGATGCCCGCCCCTGTTGGCGCTGGTGCGTCACAGAATCCTGCGCCAGTAGACCCGCTTTCATTTGAGGGCTTTACACAAAACCTTATGGAAAACTATGACCAAGGTTTTGTGCGCAGAATGCTATCTAGCCCTGATCAATATGAGCCAGCGTATGATTTGTATAAGCGTAACGGCGGAAGACTATAAGGATTACTCCAATGAAAGCACCAGTATTCAAAACCTGCAAGGGTTGCCCCACACCCGCCGCCTGTAAGCGTGCTGGTAAATGCCTCAACAAGAGGCGCAAGTAATGGGGCTTTATAGCAACATTGCCGCCAAGAAGAAGCGGATAGCCGCTGGCTCTGGCGAGAAAATGCGTAAGCCCGGCACAAAAGGTGCGCCCAAGGCTTCGGCGTTCAAAGCTGCGGCGAAAACTGCCAAGAAGGGCAAGAAGTAATGTCAATCACAACCTACGCAGAGTTAAAAAGCAGCATTTCAAGCTGGCTTAACCGCGATGACCTTACGGCGGTCATTCCAGACTTCATTTCGTTGGCTGAAGCTGGCATAAACCGCGATTTGCGCCATTATAAGATGGTCAACCGCGTTGACGCTACGCTTGACAGCAGATACGTGCAGGTTCCTGATGATTGGCTTGAAACTTTGCGGTTCAGCTTAACAACTGATGGAACTAGACCGTTAGAGATGGCCAGCCTTGACGACATGATCAAGTATCGTCAGAACAACTCCAACGGCACTGGCACGCCTAAATTCTATTCTCACGTTGGCGAAAGTATTGAGGTTTTCCCGACGCCAGATGGCGAATATGGAATGCAGCTTATGTATTATCAGTCAATACCTGACCTTACAGACACAAACACATACAACTGGCTTTTGCAGGACGCACCTGACGTTTACCTGTACGGCGCGTTGATGCAGTCGGCCCCATACTTGGCGGACGACCAGCGAACACAAACTTGGGCGGCTTTATACTCGACGGCAATGCAATCATTGCAAAAAGCGTCTGACGATACGCGATTTGCGGGTTCTGGTTTGCGTATGCGGGTCACTAGCTATTAAGCAAAACATGGTGTATGGTTGCACCAGATATATCTGATCGGAGAGACTAAATGTCTTTAACAAATGCTTTTGAGACAAGTACGCTAAAGTATTTGTTGACTACGGACAGCGTAACACGCCCCACGGCTTGGTATGTTGGCTTGTTTACATCTGACCCAACTGACACTGGCGTGGCTGGCACAGAAGTTTCTGGTAGCGGATATGCCCGCACCGCAGCCACGTTTACGGTTACTGGCGACACTGCAACAAACTCAGCGGCTGTTGAGTTTCCAGCGGCGTCTGGGGGTAACTGGGGAACAATTGGTTGGATTGGCATCATGGATGCGTCTTCTGGCGGCAACATGATCATTCATTCCGCGCTAGATGTGGCCAAAGCGATCAACGATGGCGATGTGTTCCGCATCCCGACTGGTGACCTAGATATCACGGCCAGCTAATGGCTTTGCGCTCGACATACGGCTCTGGCGACTACGCCAGCGGCCTATACGGTGAGCCTGAGACGACACAAGCTGCGGCTAGTGCGTCTATAGGCTTTGCTGCGTCTGCGAGCGCTGTAACTATTGTTGACGCCTCTGCGTCGGCCAGTATTGCCTTAACGTCATCTGACGTAAGCTATATTATAATCAAGGATGCTTCGGCGTCTGTAAGCCTTGGCGGCATTGCCAATGTGTCCGCAATTACTTACGAAGTCATTAGCGGTTTTAGAGCTGGCTAC